GACAGCCGGTATTATGAAAATCCTGCACCATGCGGCGATAATGGCACCATGTAAGGATGGGATACGTCGTTCACGTGCGATCTGGGTGCGTAATACGCGAGAGCAGCTGCGTGATACGTCTATCCCTGACTTTATGAAGTGGATACCTGATGGTATTATGGGTAGTTTCCTGAAAACGGAGTACAAATTCGTTATAAAAGTTGGTGACATCGAGTGTGAAGTACTATTCCGTGGTCTAGATGACGCGAACGACGTAAGACGTCTACTCTCGCTGCAGGCGTCTTTCTTTGTGTTCGACGAGTTCCGTGAAATCCACCCAGACATTTTCAACGCAGCACAGGGTCGTCTAGGTCGTTATCCCGATAAGATGATGAACGGGGTAGGTTGTAAGACATCCGACGGTAAACCTAATGCGCACCTGTGGGGGATGACTAATCCGCCAGACCAGGATACCTTTTGGGAAGACCTCCTGTCAGAGCCACCGATTAACTGTCATGTAACGATACAGCCATCAGGGTTAGCACCGGAGGCAGACTGGACACAGTTCCTTCCTGATGATTATTATGATAACTTGGCGCATGGTAAAACAGAAGACTGGATAGCTGTGTACATACACGCAGAGTTTGGTAAGTCTCTGTCAGGACAGCCTGTGTTTAAGTCCTTCGACAGGAAAAACCACACGTCTAGTAAAGAGTTAATACCTATGACTTCGGATGCTCCGATACTGATAGGAATTGATGCTGGGTTAACGCCAGCTGCAGTTATAGGACAGATAGCGTACGATGGGCGGTTAGTCATATATGACTCTATGATTTCTGAAGATATGGGGGCGCTTAGATTTGTCAGAGAAAAACTGAAGCCCGTATTGGCTAATAAATTTCCAGGTCGTAGAACGATAGTTATTATCGACCCAGCTGCGTTCCAGCGAGTACAGACAGACGAGAGAACGGTAGCGGACATATACAGAACTGAAGGGTTCTCGGTGAAAGCTGCGAAGACTAACTCAGTAGCTGCGCGACTTGCAGCAGTAGAGAAATATTTAACTCGAATTGTCGATGGTAAGTACGGGTTAGTTATAGATGCGGACTCAGCCAACTCGCTAGTGCAAGCACTTGCAGGTAAATACAAATACAAAATTAACACGAAAGGTGTCAAGGACGAGAAGCCTGAGAAATCGCACCCGTGGTCTGATATCGCTGATGCGTTCCAGTACATGTGCTTACATGCGGATGGCGGTGAGACTTTTGGTTCACTAGCCAACGGTGGAGCTAAACGTACAGTGACTAAAGTTTCTTCAGGGGGTTGGACATAATATGTTGACACCGGTATCTTCAGATGGTAGCATATTAACATGAATGTTAATATGAGGAACTTATGTCCCTAGGTGCAGCACTAATTCCAGTAGCTCGTGCGTCCGATCTCGAAGAGAGAGCGAAACGCGAAGCTGAAGATACCCAACAAGGTACCCTTGTAGTAGGTTTAGCTGCGCATACGCGTAAGCGCTGGGAGATCATGCGTGACCATAAGAAGCAGGATATCGAAGGTAGACTATCAGCTGCAGCTCGTGCTCGTAATATGGAGTATTCTCCTAGAAAACTAGCTGAAATTAAAGCACAAGGTGGCTCAGAGCTATTCATGGGTATTGTTAGTACGAAATGTCGTACAGCTACCGCATGGTTACGTGATACCTTATTAGGTACAGGTGACGATAAACCGTGGTCTATTGACGCAACTCCTATCCCAGAAGTCCCGCCAGAGATGCTTGCTCGCCTACAAGGCATAATGCAGCAGAATTTACAGCAGTTCTACGCTATGGGAGGCGAGAGCCTAGACGAGGCTACGCTTAAACACCTAGCATCAGGTATGAAAGATACGGCTATGCGCGAGTTAAAGTTTGAAGCGGATAAGCGTGTAGACCGTATGGAAAAGAAAATGGAAGACCAGCTTTTAGAAGGTGGTTTTGTTAAAGCTTTATTTGAGTTTACTAACGATATCGCTACATACCCATTCGCTGTACTTAAAGGTCCTATCCCACGTAAAAGAAAGAAAATGCAGTGGGTTGATGGAGGTCTTGTTCCTACAGACGTAGTAAGAGATGAGTGGGAAAGAGTTGACCCTTACAAATTCTACTGGGCCCCGTGGGGTGACGACATCCAAAACATGCCTATTGTTGAGATACATCACTTAACTAGAGAAGACGTAGAAGCTATGATAGGCGTCGAGGGGTACGACGAGGCGTCAGTACGAGCGTTGTTAGCGGACTTCGGCATCGGTGGTTTTAACTGGTTAGACAGAGACGATTCTGAGTTTGAGTCTTTAGAAGGTAAAGACTTTGACGACGCTAGCTCTGATTTAGTAGCGGCTATCCAACTATGGGACTCTATCCCAGGTCATTTACTTATCGAATGGGGTTTAGATGAGAAAGACATCGAAGACACTCAACTTTCGTACCCATGCGAAGTATGGATGGTTGATAATGTTGTTATTAAAGCAGTACTTAACTACGACCCTATCGGCCGTAAACCGTATTACGTCTCGTCGTTCGAGAAGGTCCCGGGACGAATCGACGGAAACGGTGTAGCAGATTTATGTATGGACGCGCAAAGCATGTGTAACGCAGCCGCTCGTTCGTTAGCCAACAATATGGGCATCAGTTCTGGTCCTCAAGTAGGAGTCAACATAAGTAGACTACCTGCAGGAGAAGACATTACTCAGATGTACCCATGGAAGATATGGCAGTTCCAGCAATCAGAGTACGGAGATTCTGCTCCCCCTCTAAACTTTTTTCAACCTAATTCAAACGCATCAGAACTTATGGCTGTGTTTGATAGGTTTATGGATATCGCTGATGAAATCACCGGTATTCCTAAATATATGACGGGGCAACATGTCCCAGGTGCAGGTCGTACGTCGTCCGGTCTGTCTATGTTAATTTCTAACGCAGGTAAGAGTATTAAGCAGGTAATCGGTAACATCGACCATGATGTACTGTCTCCTATGCTTGAACGACAGTACCAGAGAAACCTGCGTTACTCCCAAGATCCGGATCTAATAGGTGATGTACAAGTTATCGCAAAAGGCGCAATGTCGCTGGTCGTTAAGGAAGCTGAGGCTGTCCGTAAAACTGAGTTCTTACGTTTGGTACTGGAAAGCCCTGTTGCACAGCAAATTGTTGGCTTACCGGGAACGGCTGAACTACTACGCGACCTCGCTGGAAATCTCAATACCAATATTGACAGGCTTGTGCCGTCTCGTGAAGACATCCAAAAGCAGCAGGCGGAACAGCAGCAACAGCAAATGATGATGCAGCAACAACAGGCGGCATTAGCACAAGCAGCGAACTTGCAAGAAGACGGAACTGAAATGGGTGGGCGTCAAGACAATAATTTCAGCCCTAGACCCAATGGCCGATAAAATAAATGTACCAGAGCTATTGTTTTCGGTATGATATAGATAAATGATTAACGTTAATAACTTAGAAACCCAGGAGATAACAGCCCTAAACAGACTGAGAGAACCAGGGTTAGATAAGATAGTAACAATTCTTCAAGGTGAACTTGAAGGGACAAAGCAGAAACTAATATATGCAAACGAAATGGCTCAAGTCCACCGTTTGCAAGGACGAGCGGAAGCTTTTGCAGATTTACTAAAAGCGATCGAAGAATCGCAGAAAGTGGAAAAGGCGCGCTAAGAAATTAGCGCATTTGTTAAGCACACCATAACGGGAGCAGCATACCAATAGGACGCTGCAAAACAGAGTTGGTGCTTTGAGGAGTAAGAAAATGGCATTGCCAAAACAAGTGCAGGCACAGCTTGCGGAAGTTGAAGAGTTAGAGAAAACACTGAACGCCCAAGGTGAAACTAAAGAGAAACCTGAAAAGGAAGAACTTAAGATAGTAACTGAGGATACCGAGGTCGAAGTAACGAGCGAACAACCTACGGAGGTAGCGGCACCAGAAGAAGCAAAGCCGACTGACGATTCAAAAGAGGTAACAGATGCATTTAAGCAGAAGTACAGTACCCTAAGAGGTAAGTATGATGCTGAAGTCCCTAGGCTGCACCAGCAGGTTAAGGAGCTAAACGAGCAGTTAAGTAGTATCCACAAGGGTATGGAAGACGCTAAAAAGGCCGAATCTGAGAAACCGAAAGAGAAAGTTAGTTATATAACCGATGCTGATCGAGAAGAGTACGGTGATGATTTGATCGACTTTCAACGTCGAGTTGCGAAAGAAGTTTCTCAAGAATATGAGGGACGTTTTGAGCAACAGGAGAAGGTAATTGCAGAGCTACGTGATAGTGTTGCAAATACTGGAGACCAAGTTGGAGAGTTAAGTTTTTCTCAGAAACTAAATGTTTTAGTACCTGGGTTCGACCAACTCGACAATGACGACCGTTGGGTAGCGTGGCTAAATGAGTATGACCCTATGTCTAGGGGGCCTCGCAGAGATCAAGCTCAATCCGCGTTCAATACGGGAGATGCAGAAGCGGTAGCTCACTATGTGAAGTTGTTCCGTGAAAGTGTTACCCCTGTAGAACCCGGTAAGAGTGATCGCCAAACTGAACTTGAAAAGCAGGTAACGCCAAATCGTTCGTCTAGCACTAGTGCTACTAAGAGCGCGGTAGGTTCCAAAGTGTACTCTGGTCGAGAGATCGATGCAGCTTGGACAAAAATCCGCACCCTTAACACTAAAGGCAAGATTGACGCTGCGGCAAAACTTGAAGCTGAGCTGACAGCTGCGTACATGGAAGGACGAGTTAGAAACTAGTCACATTTGTAAGTAGCCGTTAGCCAACAAAACTGTTAACTTTTATAAGGAGTAAGAAAAATGGCTGCTGTATTTCCCGTAGTTAGTTCTGGTGCTTTTGACACCAACCCATCGTATTCAGGTGGTTTTATCCCACAATTGTGGTCAAACAAACTGAATGCCAAATTTTATGCAAACACAATGATGACTGAGATCGCCAATACCGACTGGGAAGGCGAAATCAAGAATCAAGGCGATACTATTCGTATCCGTACTGCACCTTCGATCACAATCAATGATTACGCTGGCGCTGGTACAACACTTACAAGCGAAGTTCCTGCACCTATCTTCCAAGATATGCAGATCAACAAAGGTAAGTACTTCAGCGTTCAAATTAACGATGTATTAGCACACCAAGCTGATATGGACTTAATGAACCAATTCACAGACGATGCTGCTAAGCAATTGAAGATTTCAATCGAAAACGATGTATTCTTCGACTGGTTCGCAACAGGTGCTCACGCTAAGAACAAAGGTGCTGCCGCTGGTGCACTTTCTGCTGCTTATAACTTAGGTACTGATGCTGCTCCTATTGACCAGACTAAACCAGGTGACGTTTTAAACGCTATCCTACGTATGTCTTCGGCTATGGACGAGCAGAATATCCCTGAAGATGGTCGTTGGTTGATTATCTCTCCGTTCGAGCGTCAGTTGTTAATGCAATCTAACATTGCTCAGGCTTACTTCACCGGTGACCAGTCAAGTGCTATCCGTACGGGTAAGATCGGTATGTTAGATCGTTTCACTGTATATGTTTCTAACTTGTTACCTAAAGGTGCTGCGGCTAAGTCAATTATTGATGGTTTAAGTACTGAAACTGCTACAACAGTATCAGGTGCTAAGAATCGTCGTATGATGGTTGCAGGTACGAAAGCCGGTTGTGCTTTTGCATCTCAAATCTCTAAGACTGAGCCTTTACGTAACCAGACAGACTTCGGCGATATCGTCCGTGGTTTATCTGTGTTTGGTAATAAGGTTGTTAAGCCTGAGGCTTTAGTAACAGCTATAGTTGGCGGTTAATACCTCAACTAAATAAGGAGGGAGGATAACTCTCTCCTTTACCTAATTACGGAGTAACCTATGGCAACTATAAAAGTAATTGATATTATAAAGCGTGTTGAAGATATTCTTCAAGATACTAATGTTCGCTGGCCTCGTCCAGAACTGCAGAACTGGATTAACGAATCTTATTTGCAGATCGTGATGATGCGCCCTGATGCGAATGCTAAGACCGGCACGTTAACGTGCGCGGCAGGAACGCGTCAAACTTTAGCCACAGGTTTTCCAACAGCACTACGTCTTTTAGATATAGTGCGAAACCTAGCTACTTCTTCAGATAAGAAAGTAGTTAGACTTATTAGTAGGAGTGTCTTAGATGATCAACGTCCTTCTTGGCATAATGAGACCGGAACGGTCAATGCCCAGAATTTCACGTTTGACCCAAGACAACCTAAAGAGTTCTTTGTGTACCCGCCAGCGACTACATCAACGCAAGTTGAGGTGGTTTACGCTGATGCCCCAGGAGCGCACTCGCTTACAGAGGCGCAACTAGACCCAGAAGCAGGAACTCCTAGTACGGTAGTTATTAACTTAGATGATACTTACTTAAGTTCTATTATCGACTGGGTGCTGTACCGTTCTTACTCTAAAGATGCCGAGTACGCAGCAAATGCTCAGAGAGCTACTGCTCACAACCAAGCGTTCTTATCGGGTATAGGAGTTAAAACGCAAAGTGATGTTAGCTCTGCTCCTTCGGAGGCAGTGTAAATGGCCACTAAGTGGGAAAGTTTCTACCCACACGTACAACCATATGTACCTGGGTGCCCTGAGATTGTTATTGAATCGCACCTACAAGAAGCTGCAGCAGAATTCTGCGCTAAGAGTGAAGTGTGGCGCTTTACTATTGACCCAGACTTCACTAGTAAAAACACATCCGATTATGAGTTAGATGTCCCTACGGGGTCTATTTTAGAGAATATGTTATTTTTTTACTTAGACGGAGTCCCTATGACGCATGTGTCAGAGCGCCACTTTTCTCCAGCTATAAATGCAGACGGCACCGCAGTTAAAGGCACGCCTTCGTACTTTAGCACTCTAGATGATGCTAGCATACGTATGTACCCCACTCCTGAAGGAAAACATGTTTTTACCGGAGTGGGGGTACTTAAAACTAAGTTATCCGCCACAGGCGTAGAAGACTTTATATTTGAATCACACGGACGTTCTATTGCAGCAGGTGCTATTGCGCGTATTGCCGGAATTCCTAACAAAGAATGGAGCGACCCAGCGCTATCAGCTACGTATAGTGCGGAGTTTGAACGGGCCGTTTGTAGCGCTAAAGGTCGAGATACTAGGCGAATAAACCTACGTGTCTCTCCAATTAATTTTTAAAGGTAGGAGACTATATGGCTGAAACTTTTAAATATGTTCAAGGTGACACCGGCCCTCAACTAAGGCTGACTTTTACGGATGAAGACACTGGTACTGCCACAGACTTATCAAATGCTACGGTAAAACTATATTTTAAGGCTGCTGGTGAAGACACTATAATATTAGATAAAACTTTATACGTTAATCCTGATACTGCAGAAGAAGGTATTGCTATCGTCACCTGGGATACAGGGGATTTAGACGTGCCCGCGGGAGCCTACCAGGGTGAGATTGAAGTAACTCGAGGCGGTCCATCAGGCACTAAAGAAACTATATACGAAATACTTAAGTTTAAGATTAGAGAAGATTTCGCGTGAAAATAAAGTCTGTTGTAGCAATATCCGCTCTTGAAGCCGCTATCAAGCGGTTAGGGATTACGCTATCTGCAGAGTCTTTACTTTCCGGTTCTGCTATAAAGCAGTTGGGGGTTTCTTACAGCGCTAAGACTTTACCTATATCTATGGCTATTGATATAGGCTATTTCCTTATCGAAGCTGATTTCTTCGGTAGTGTAGATGCGTACGATGGCACAGGTGCTATCGATGAATTTATGTTCGATTACTTTAAGAATCTTACTGATGATGCTACTGTTGCTGAAAACGCAGTAAACGCGTTTAACAAAGTAATCAACGACACCCCTTCAGTTTCACACACCGAAGTATTCGATTTCTACAAAACACTAGCCGATGTTTCTACAGCCACTGATCAGTACACGGCCACCGTTGGTAAACACCTTACTGATACAGTGTCAAACATAGAAGACTCCGCGTATGCGTATGTCAAGAAGGTTAAAGAAGATTCCGTCTCTACAGTAGAAGCCGATTACAAAGAATTCCACAAGGCATTAACAGAGGCACCTTCGTTAGTAGATGCTATTGATACGATAGCATTCTTCAAGAATACTCAGGATGCTGCTGGGTTTACTGATGGT